CGCGACTCAAACGTAGTTCCGTCGCGTTTAATGCCAGGCTTTACACCCAGCGTGTAAATCAGCGCAAGGTTTTGGTCAGCCATTTTTAAAACGTGCCGCCGGGAATTAAGCCTGCATTAAATGTTGCGGTGGTTGAGACTTGGGGCGACCCTGGGTTTGTGTTGTTAAAGCGCATCATGTCAGCGCCGTTGGTTGCGACACGCATGTCGTTCGTGCCAGCCAAATACAAGCCGGTGTCGGTGTTGCTGGTAAACGTGAAGGACGGAGCAGACACGGAGCCGTTATCGGCGTAGTAAACGCCGGTCGTGGATTGTGTCAGGATGTACAGGTCCACCCCATCGCTTAACAGGATGGCCGTGACGCCGTTTGCAAAGGACACCGGAGCTCCGAGGCCACCATCAATTTGGAAAGTGATTGAATACCCGCTTTGTCCTGTGGCGTTATTGACCACATAAATCTGCGTAATGGCCGGCAGAGTAACGGCTAGGTTTTGAGTTCGCGTTCCCGATGTCGCAACATAAGTCTGAATGGTCGGCGCAAAAGTAATAAGACTTAATGTGTTTCCAACAATATTATCTACGTCGTAAACGGCGGAACTGTACGTAACAACAGACTGACTTGATAAACCTATTGTAAAAAAGTGCCCTGTGTTTTTATTAAGGCAAACAAGCGCAGAATCGCCGGGATAAAAAGTAACTGTTGAAGTGCCGTTAATTGTGTTGGCACCTTGAGATGACACTGATAATGATCCAGTGCCTCCGTTGCGGATCATTATGTACCAGCCTGTGCTTACAGATGCCGCGGTTGGGAGGGTAAACACACCGGCGCCGCCAGTCCAAACATAAGAATAAGCACGAGTAGCTTCATTGAGTGTGGGGGCTACGGCCGTTTCAATAGTTATTGTGGAGGTTTGCAATAACCCGTTTAGGTTAATTAGCCCGTTGCCGACTAACGACGCAGCATCGGCAGACGACGTGCCCGTTCCGTAAGTAAAGTTACGATAAACGCCATCGGTTGTTGAATTGTTGGTTAGATAAAAATACCGAGCTTCGCCGGCCGGGATTGATACGGACGGTGAACCGGATTGCACTTGTACCGTAAAAGTGTTGCTACCAACGTTTCTAAACAGGATGTCTGTACCGACAGACTGCTGATTTCCTGGGGGCAGCGTGATGGTTAATCCGCCCGTAGTGGCGTTGCAATCCATGATCCGGGCCACTGCCACGGTCGTTCCGCCGGAGACCGTGTAGTCGGGCCAAGATAGCTCTTGGTTGGTGCCAAATGTTAGGGCACGGTAACTGACGTCTGTAGGCTGTACTACGTCGCCTGTGAATGGTGAAGTGTATGTAGTCATTACGGCTCCAACACGTTAGTGTTGCGGTCGATGTTACGGGAGGCATTTTCTGCCTTGAGCGCGGTCATAGTGGCATCATACATTTGTTTCCAAAGTTGCAACTTGTCCGGACTCTTAAGGTAAGTCTGAGCTTGCAACAGCGTACCAAACAAAAGTGCCTGCGGCGCTTCGCGTGTTATTAAATTTTCTTGGTTTGTCGAATCCAGTGGCTGGATTCTGCTGTAGTAAATAATCTCAACCGTGTAGGCCGCGTCCGGAACCGGGGCAAGCATCCAGTGGTTGTAATCATAGTCTGCGTAGTATTTAGGTTGCCCTTGTGCGGATTCTCCTTGATACTGCGCCACGTACTCTTGGGAGCGATGCAATACCGGCTCGCCAGCAATCTTCATCGAAACAGTCTTTCTCCAGCGTGCCGGTTTAACTAGCACCGAACCTGGATTACCAGACGTTGTGGTTGTAGTAACTACACTTAGTTCCCACAGTGTTTTTACTTGAGCCGCAATCTCTTGCTCGGCCATAGCAATCAGACGCGGGATTTGCTCTACAAAAGAGTCATCATCCCGCTCTGAATACCTGATCACGTCTTGGACCAGGCTGTCGTAAGTCATCACATAAGCTGACATAATTTACCTGGTGTAGTAATGGATGCTAGGTTGATAGTAGATAGGCGACTTATCGCGCTCTTCGTCTGCCGCCATTTGATACCATTGATCGGCTTGCTTCTCCAGGTACGCAACTCGATTCATGTCCACGTTTGGTAACTGCAACGCAACTTGGTGTGAGAGCTGTTTTTGGACTGCGCCAATCCAGCGGTTGGGAATGTACAACTCATTTGTGAGTGTACCAACATCTTGCAGCTGCTTCTCAATGATTAATTGAAAGAGCTGGAAATCATTATTAGGAATCGGCCACAGATACATCTGCGGCGTGATCTGGCGGTCAAACCAAAACTGCAGCGAGCGCTGACTTTGAAACTGTTTGTTTGGGAGATTCCAATAATCGTCACGGTTTAGCCGCGACAGAGGAATGTCTTGTTGGGTGTAAGAAAAAGATAGCTGGCGCAACGAGAATGTTGACGCCACGGTTTCACGCAGCCGGTAGAAGTTTCTCAGCGGCGTCGGATCGATTGGGAAGTAATACCACTCACGATCTGCCAACGTGATGGTTGGCAGTGTCTCCCGCACCGTCCAGGTAATGCCGTCTTCGCTTGTCTCAAATACAAAATTATACGTCGAAGCGCCGTAAGCATTAAACCCAATCTGATAAATCCGCTGGCCCTGGGTGTACCCAGCGCCAAAAAAGTTAGCCCCGATTGTAGATGTGGCAAACGTATCTAGCGAATTATCAAACAGATTACCCGCGTTGGGGTTACTCACCGGCAGCGCTTGGGAGATAGCCGGCGTGTCAATATAACGCCAGTTAGCCTCGCGCACATCAATGGTGCCCTCTGGCAGCGTGATGATGGTCTGGTCTTTTACAGTCCCAATCAGTTTATTTTCCAGCATCCACAGGTTGACCCCGCGGTTGGAAAGATTTTGGAGAATGTAAAAGAGCGCCTGTTTGCCGGCGTCAATATACTGAGAAGTTTGCTCTTCGGCAGGCTTGCCCGCCTCTCGAAAAGCATACTCAATCAGTTGACCAACGTTTATTTTGGTCTGGTTGGTCGTGCCCGAGTAGGCCATGGATTATCTCCCGCGGCCGGCTGCTCGCTTAGGGGCCTGGGATTTGACGCGCTCGGGAAGGTTCTTTTTGGCGGGGCCTGCTTTTACAAACTCTTTGCCAACTTTTTTGGGAATGCCAATATTGCTTTTACCCGCCGCTGCGGCGTACATAGCGCGCTGCTGTGCCTTTGATTCGATAGGCATTATATCCTCCCTCCCATTGCTCGACCAACCGCTGTAAGGCCTCGCATTAGGTCTTCTTCAGCACCCATAGGATAAGCGTTGCCCATGCCGCCTGTGGCAGTAGCCGCACCCATACCACCTTGCGAAGCTTCAACCGCCCTAGCGGCGTCTGAAAGCAGGTTGCTCATGTCGTCTTCTCTACCAGCACGCATCGTCCCGACAGAACTGCCTTCTGCGTACCCAATAGGCTCCTTGGATTTTTTGGCTGCTGCGGACGGAGCCGACGCCTTAGCAGCCTTTGTCTTTTTTACTTCAGCAACCTTTTTGCGATCTTCTTTGTCCATCTTCATGCTGATCGCGCCGCCGTCTTTCATGGGGTTGCACAAGCCACCGGTTTTGTATTTATTAACCACGCCGCCGGTCTTTTTGACGCGCCGGCCAGTCTTAAGCTTAAGCTCCGTTTTGCCCTCGCCTTTGTGCTTGGCGCCCTCGTGCTGGCCGACAGCCTTTTTGATCATCGACTTATCTTTGGCGATGTCCTTGGCCTCTTCCTTTTCCTCAGAGTGTTTTTTACGGGAGACATAGCCGCCTTCTTTATAACAGCTGATGTCAGACTTCATTTTGACATTTGGTTTAAATCCTTCCACGGCAGTGCTCCTTTTAAAAGTTGTGGATTCTCTTACTACTTATGCAAAAAACGGGGCCAAAATAGCCTAGCTTAGGTATAGAGCTTTCTCGTCTTTGCGGCGTTTTACCAGGCCCGGCAGCTCCTTGCCGCCTGCCTTAGTCCACGCCATGAAAGACTCGGCTGCCTCATCAAACTCTCCGCGGTTGTGCTTCATGCGGATGGTTGACCTCTGC